GTTTTAGATCAGAGATAGATAACGGTGATGGTCAGTTCATCGATTACAAATACGGTGACGGTCATTACGAACCTGGTGCTAATCCAGGCACGTACAGAGAAAGTGTTATCTATTTAAAACCAGATGACATACCTGGCGATCCAGCAGCTTACAGACATAGTGTCCATAACTTTTTCCCTGCTGATGATGCGTACGTTGTCGGTTGGTCACGGCTCACGGACCGCCCTGCAATCATACCTGGTACAAGTAAACAATTATCAGGAGATACGACAACAAAACTTTTAGAGTTAGAAAAGAAAAGAGATAGACTTACAACCATTACAAACAAGTCAGCACAAGACATTGTGGATCAATCAGGTGGCCGTGTAAGTATAGAACAAGCACAAAAGAATATTGACAATGCACAAAAACAGCTAACCAAAATACAAAACGATATTGACAATTTTGGATCTGGTGCAAAACAAGCTGTTGTTGGCGATGAAATTGTAAACGTAACATTTGCTGATGAAATACAATCAGATATATTTCAGCGTTACCGAAAACACCTAGAACAAACAAAAGATGAATATCAAAAACTGGTATCTAAAATTGGTGAAACAAAAGCAAGAGATCCTAGATTTATACGTGATGAGTTGTATAGCAGTGACGTCAATGCTTTGACGGTTGCATACTATGCAAAACATAAAGATATACTTAGACCAGTTTTTAGAACGGAAGAAGACTTTGTTGGTCACATAAAAGCATTACAAGAATCAAATGCTATTATGAAAGAGTTTGCACAGATACGACCTGGCATGTTGACAGAGGGTGCGATGGTGCCTGTGCGTGAAGCACAGAAGCAAAGGGATAATGTTCTTAAATTTTTTGATGAGATACGTGTCGATCCAGATACACTTAGAACATTATTTCCAAACGTTCCTTTCAAAGACAGAAAAGCTTGGGGCGATGTTATAGTTAAAAACGATTTACATATGGCAGCAAAAAGACTGTTTGTTGACGGAGATCCTAATGCACCAACATGGTATGCTATAACACCAGCTAAACTTGTTGCAAGCAGATACGGTCAAGCGGGAACAACAGCAACGCCTATCGGTCAAAGAGCTGGACAGAAAGGTGTGGGAACGTATGAGTTTTATGGTGGTCCAAACGCTACAGATCCTAATGGTAAACACTATACTAGTATATTAGAGCAATCGCTAAAAAGAGCAGCAAACGTAAACAATGCAGAGTTTAAAATAATTCAAGTAGCTATAAGCAAACCTGAAAAACAAAACAAAGTAATACAAATTGTGGATTTAGCTGATGGTCAGGTTAACGTAATTAAAACAATAAAAGTTGAAAAAGGTAAGACAAGAGAGGCTATGACAGAGGCTACTAATTTTATCAACAGTCAGCCAAATCCTACAACCTTATCCACAAATACCACTTCAACACCTTCAGGCTTTGAAACTGTGGACGCTTATGCTATAAAACTAACACCTGAAATGGTATTGCCATCCAAGACACACATGGCTATAGGTGGCTATGTTAAATATGATCCAATGCCTAATATTGAGGAAGTTATAGGAGCAGCGTAATGGCAATTGATAAAAGATTAAATCCAAACACCGAACCGCAAACGGTTAACGATGCGTTGATGATACCAGCAAAGACTGGTGAAACTGTAGAGTTGGAGCCAGGTACAGATAACCCAATGGTTGAGATTACCGATGATGGCGGTGCCATTGTTGGAGAACAAGATAGAATTATTGAAGATACGCATGATGCTAACTTAGCTGAACTTATTGATGAAACAGAACTAAACAACATAGCATCAGAGCTACAGGGTTTCTATGAAGACGATCTGTCTTCACGTAGTGATTGGGAGCAAGCATATAAAAAAGGTTTAGACTTACTTGGTTTAAAGTACGATGAAAGATCACAACCGTTTCAAGGTGCAAGTGGAGTAACCCATCCGTTATTGTCAGAATCGGTAACACAGTTTCAAGCGCAAGCTTACAAAGAATTATTACCTGCAGGTGGTCCAGTTAGAACACAAGTTATTGGTGAGGTAACAAAAGACAAAGAGGATCAAGCACAAAGAGTTCAAGAATTTATGAACTATCAAATTATGCACGTCATGGAAGAGTTTGATCCAGACCTTGATCAGATGTTATTTTATCTACCACTATCTGGTTCTACATTTAAAAAAGTTTATTACGATGCAAGTCTTGGTAGAGCTGTATCAAAGTTTGTACCAAGTGATGATCTTGTTGTACCTTACAATGCTGTCAATCTGGAACAGGCAGAAAGAGTTACACACGTTATTAAAAAATCAGAAAACGAAATTAGAAAACTACAAGTCACTGGATTCTACAGAGATGTTGAAATCAAAACATACAATGATCAAGATGACATTGAAGAAAAAGAAAGACAGCTTTCTGGTGTGAAAAAAGCAGGGTATGCAGATGATGAATACACTTTACTAGAAGTTCATGCAAATTTAGATCTACCAAGCTTTGAAAGAGATGATGGCATTAAAGCACCTTACATTGTAACAATAGACGAAGGGTCAGGTAAAGTATTATCTATTTATAGAAACTTTCGTGAGGAAGACGACAAGTTACAAAAAACACAATACTTTGTTCATTATAAATTTTTACCTGGTTTAGGTTTTTATGGACTAGGATTAATTCATATGCTTGGTGGTTTATCAAGAACTGCTACAGCAGCTTTACGTCAACTAATCGACGCTGGTACACTTGCAAACTTACCAGCAGGATTTAAAGCAAGAGGCTTACGTATACGTGATGATGACAACCCAATACAACCAGGTGAGTTTAGAGATGTAGATGCACCGAGCGGTGACCTACGTGCTGGATTGTTACCATTACCTTATAAGGGTGCAGACCCAACATTATTTCAATTACTTGGTTTCGTTGTACAAGCTGGTAAAGAATTTGCTACCGTTGCTGATCAAAAGATTGGTGATAGCGTTGCAGCTAATGCACCAGTTGGCACAACTATGGCTCTTATGGAAAGAGGCATGCGTGTTATGTCAGCGATTCACAAAAGGTTACACTACGCACAAAAAATTGAGTTTAAATTACTTTCAAAAATATTTGCTGAATCATTAGATCCCGCATATCCGTATGATGTCGTTGGTGGAGTAAGATCAATAAAAACGTCAGACTTTGATGAAAAAATTGACATCTTACCTGTTTCAGATCCAACAATCTTTTCTATGTCTCAACGTGTTACGTTGGCACAAACACAGCTACAACTTGCTCAAGCTGCGCCTCAAATGCACAACATGTATGAAGCGTACAGAAGAATGTATCAAGCAATGGGTGTACAAAATGTTGATGCAATTTTACCTGTTCCTACACCACCACAACCT